CTCCAGAATAAAGAACGTCGCCCGAATCAGGGCAAATATGAGACAAAAGAAACAATGAAAGAATAAATTTTAGGCAGGTGGCAGCATGGGAAGATGTGACAGTGCATATGGTAAGCGGATTAAGAAGAGGCTCATTGATCTGAACATGACACAAGTTGAACTTGCCCGGCAGTTAGGAATTTCAAAGCAGTATATGCGCCGGATCATTTCCGGAGATAGAAGCGGAAATACATACCGGGAAAGGATCGAAGAGATTTTAAACAATTCGGTAGCATGAGGGAGATGATTTAGTGGAAGCGTATGTGACGTTAGAAATTGGAGCGGAGTTGGAAGGCATGAAGTATGATGCATTTCAAAAGAGTGTAGCAAGAAAGCGAGATAAGTATCTGGTTAGAACAGTAGTGCCGGAAAACGGTGGGCGCGAAGTGGTAATGGTTGCAGTTTCTTCCTTATCAAAATCAGCCCGTAATGCATGGAAAGAACGTGAAAAGCTCCGCCTTCTTGCCGAAGCAAAGTCCAACCCTGAGACAGAAAAGCCGGCTGACATCCGCGCGGATGCGCCATGGTATGTAGGGACTGACCTTGAATGGTACATGAGTACCTACAAAGAAAATTATTACCGCGGCATCGAGCTTCGCGGGATCATCCAGAAGTTTTTACAGTACGACGACCGGGGACGCACCCAGTACGCGGAAGAGTTTTCCGAAGAACACCTTGGGAAGAACAAAAGAACCCTGTACCGGTATCTGGAAAGCTACAACGAAGCGCTGGCATGGGCGGACCGGCTGGGAAGGGAGGACGGATGCGATTACAGCTTTTTCACAGTACTGGCATTGTGCAGGAAACCGAAGCAGACAGGCTTGTTCCCGGCATTCACGCCGGAAGTCAAACAGGCGATCCAGAACATCTGGTTCCACAAGGATTTTGCGGCGAACAACAGCACGCGGGAAATGCTTTATGAAAAGCTTCAGCTTTTAGCAGAAATGAACGGATGGAATTACATACCGTCATATCAGTCCGTGACGCGCTACATCAACTATCTTATGACGGAAGGCGGCATGGGCAGCGCCCACTATCTGGCGGCGCGCGGGTATAAGGAATATAAGAACCGGAAAGTTGTGAAAGCATCCCGCGATACCGGGAGCATTCAGGTTATGGAAGTCGTGATGGGCGACGAGCACACATTTGACTGCTGGGTATCCTACACGATGCCGAACGGGAAAGTGAAGGCGATCAAGCCGGTGCTGGTGGCATGGATCGACGTCCGGAGCAGGACGATCATGGGCGATGTGATGTGTGAGCACGCGAACAGCCAGATCCTGAAGGAAAGCCTTTTAAAAGCAATGTACCAGGAGCACGGCGGCGTGCCGAAGTACCTCTATATTGATAACGGAAAGGATTACACCAGTTTTGAGATGACGGGGCGCAACCGGAAAGACCGGCACGGGAACGAGCTGGCATTTGAGGAAGATGTGCGGGGGTTCTACCGCTCCATCGGGATCATCGACGACCACCGTGCAAAGCCTTACGAGGCATGGAACAAAGGCGAGGTGGAGCGATTCTTTCGGACGGTCTGCAATAAGTTTTCCAAGTGGATGACTTCTTACACTGGGACGCTGACCGGATTGAAGACATCGGACAAGGTATCCAAGGACATCCAGAAGATGCTGGAGGCGGGGAAGCTGCTGACGCTGGAAGAGTTTTATCAGAAGTGGAACGAGTGGCTACATACAAAATATGAGCACACCGTCCATAGCGGTCTGAAAAAACAGGGCGAGCCGCACCCGACGCCGTGGGAAGTGTTTGAGGAGGCAGAGCGGTATGAAAAGGCGTTGCCGCCGAAGAGCTACGCGACGCTCCTTATGATGAAGGAAGAGAATGTCCTTGTCCGCCAGATTGGCATCGTGAGGAATGGGTATGAATACCGTGCGGATGAGCTGTGCGGGTACATCGGGCAGAAGGTCAATATCCGGTATGACCCGGAGGACGTGTCCACGCTGTATGTGTTTGACTTAAAGGGTAAGAAGATCTGTGAGGCGACCAGTCAGGAGTTATTGAAGTTTGGCGCGGTCAATGAGAATACGATCCGCCACATCGTAATGCAGAACCGCCAGATCGAGCGTGACAGGAAGCGGCTGGAGGAAGCCCGGAAACCGTTTGAGGAGATCAATGAGCAGTATGTCGGCTTTGATCCGGTGGCGGGCGGTGTGGATCTGATGATGGACGGCGGAACCCGGAAAAAGAAAAAATCGAACATGGTAGCATTCCCGGATTCGCGGCTCTATCAGGAAAACGTGGACCTGCGCCGGAAGCGGCAGGAAGAAGAGGAAGCCGAAGATACTTATCTGGCAAGAAGCGCCGAGGCAGCGCTCAAAAAGCTTCGGGCTATGGAGGGATGAAGTTGTTTGTAAAAATATGTGTGGCTGCAGCCGTGGTATTCGTAGCCGTAGTCGGCATTTTGGTAGTTGGGACAGCGCTGTGCGTGGCGGCATTTAATGAAATCTATGAGGACTGAAAGGAAGGTTGAAAAATGGAAGCAAGGGCATATGTACAGGAAAAGGATCTGGTGGACCAGGTCAATGAAGCTCTGGAAGAGCTGAGGATGAACAAAGCGGAGCTGGCGCTCCGGATGAGTGTGAGCAGGTCGATGATGAGCCAGTATCTGAACAGGAAATACCGTTCGGATGCGACAGAGCTGGAAGAGGCGCTTCGGGGATGGCTCCGGGAAGTACATCCGGGAACGGAACCGGCAGAGAATGCCGCAGAAATGGGCGGGGCGGAGCGCCCCCTGCAAAAGACGGACTGTTATGAATCCCGCGACTATGTATCGGTGATCGGTATCTGCCGCTTATGTCAGGAGGAAGCGACCCGCGGGATCATCACAGGACGCAGCGGGTATGGGAAGACCTTCAGCCTGAAAAAATACGCGCAGATGCCCCGCGTGGCATACGTTGAATGCAACGAGGCGATGAACCAGAAGGATCTGATCCGGCGGCTGGAGGCAGCACTTGGACTGCCCCGTGAGTACGGGACGATCGCGGAGCGGCTGGAGCGGGTGGCAGATTTTCTGACAACGGCATCGGGATACCTTCTGATCATCGATGAGGCGGACAAGCTGATCACAAAGTATACGCAGAAAAAGATCGAGCTGCTCCGCGCGATCACGGATATCGCGGAAGGCAGCGTCGGGGTTGTTCTTGCCGGGGAGCCGGTGCTGGAGGGACTTTTGAAGAGCTACGATGTGCGCTTTGCAAACCGGATGGAGTTTGGATACAAGCTCCGGGGACTGACGGAGCAGGAAGTCCGGTCGTATTTTGAAGGCTATGCGGTGGATGAGGATGCGCTGAAGGAGCTTGTGATGCGGGCGTGCAATAAGCAGACAGGGTGCTTCCGCCTGTTTGACCGGACGGTCAACAATGTCCTCCGGATTCTGAAAGAGCAGGGCGGGACAAGGGTAACGATGAAAGTTGTGAGTGAAGCCAGCAGGATGATGCTGCTGTGAGAAGGAGGCAGGGATGAAGAAGGTTGTGATTTACATGGAAGGCGCACAGGAAAATGAAAAGGCACTGTCCATGGCGTATGCGGCGGAACGTGCGATCAATGAGACGTATGGAATCCGTGGCATGGTAATGGTCCGGAGTATGAGGGGGCTGAACCTGTTCCGCTGGATGCTACGGCGCAGACAGGAGCGGCGCGGCAGCCAGCGCCCGAGGCTGCGGGAGGTGGTCTGATGAAATTTCAGGCGACACTCAGGATGATCTGGGGGCTGGCAAAATCGCCGGAGTTGTCCATGAGCGGCGAGGAACTGCATATGTTTGTGGAAGCCCGGACGGGAAAGGAAAGCCTGAAGGAACTGACACAGAAGGAGCGGAATACGGTCGCCCGTGCATTGATGGGGCTGAAACCGGAAGCACCAAAGGGGCAGACAGGGAACCCAGTAACGGAGCGCCAAAGGCAGAAGCTGAAAGAACTGGCGTCGGAAGCCGGGTGGGATAACCCTGCACGCTTAAATGGTCTGGCACGCAAGATGTTTGGCGTAGAGCGCGTGGAATGGCTCAACGGGGCACAGTGTTCCAAACTCATCGAAGCGATGAAGGCAATGAATAAAAGGAAGGTTGGAGAAAATGCAGAGGGGACTGGCATTATTGCTGGCAGCTGCCCTAATGGCGGCGCCGCAAATGGAAGTAAGGGCATCGGAAGCGCTGACGGATCAGCAGATCAGAGAGCTGACGGAGACAGCGGGCGCTGAATACAACATCTGCCCGGAATTGCTACAGGCGATCGCATGGCGTGAAAGCAATTATATCCCGGACGTAGATAACGGGAGCTGCAAGGGACTGATGCAGGTGAGCAGTCGGTGGCATACGGGCAGGATGAAGGAACTGGGCGTGACAGATCTGCATGACCCGGTTGGCAACATGATGGTGGCTGCGGACTATCTGGCAGAACTGTTTGAGGAACATGAGGACGCATCCGTTGTGCTGATGTTCTACAGCGGGGACAGCCGGGCGGAAGACTACAGCCGTGGCATAGGAAAAATGTCATCCTATGTCAGCGAGGTACTGGAAGCGTCAGCGGCGCTGGAAAGGGAACATGGGAAATGAGGTTAAAGAGAGAGTCACTAAAACAGGCATGGAAGGAAATGAAGGATACTGTCCGCTGCATATGTCTGCTGAATAAGGAGGCAATGCTTCGGATCAAGCTGATGAACCACCAGAAGCGGATGATAGAGTTTTATATCGAAAATGCGGGGACGGAATATCTGACGGAGGAAGGGAACCGCTGGCGGGAAAAGCTGAATGGACGTCTGACGGAGATTGTTAGGAAGAATAAGGAGGGGAACAATGAAGCCCAGTAAGATGGTTCATAAGACATTGGTATTTTATACCAACCTGTGCAATGTATACAAGGATGAAGAGGAAAGGGAAGAAACTGCCAAACTGGAGATGGAGAGAAGCCTGACAGAAGACATGACGGCATTGCTGATGGCAGCCTATGTGCTTTTCCGGAGACTGGCAGGATCGGAAGAGGATTTGATCGGTTTTACCCATATCCTGAACCGTCTTGCAGTCCAGTATTGCGCGGAGAAGAGAGAAAGCGATGGCAAAGGGAATGACGAATAAGGAAAAGAAGGAACGGGCAGTGATTAAAAAGCAGCTTCAGGCGGACGGGGTACTCCCGCCGGACAAGCCGAGGCTGAACCGGAGGAAATTCATTCAGGAAGCCCGGGAAGAGTACAACGCCTTTGCAAAGGAATGCATGGTCAGCGATCTTTATCTGCATAGAGCCGTCAGCGTTTTGTTAGGTATGGTTAAAAGAAACTCCCCGACGCCGGAGGCGGTGGGGGGAGCAAAAGCGCTGAAGCTGGCAGTCCGGCTAAGGGAGTTTGACCAGATGGTAAAGGCGGGGGGGATACAGAATACCGGATTTCAGAGCAGTATGACTATATCAAGGACATACTGGAGGCGTAAGTGCGAAGAAAAAAAGCCAGACACATAAGCATCCGGCTCGTGCTGAAAGTGTTGCCACAGTTCAGCGGGTTATAATTCCTTCTCGACAATCGGATTATAACACCGGGACGGCGGATATTTCAAGCAGGAAGGAGCAAATGATGGGAAACACGTTCTACAAAAAAATCACAAGCCATGGGTCGATCAATATCCCGCGCGTATTGCGCACGGAGATGGGGCTGGAAGAAAGGGATCCGGTGGAGGTTGTGGCGGAAGACAACCGGATCGTGGTCAGACCCTATAATCTCCGCTGCATTTTCTGTGGAACCACGGAAAATGTCAAAAATTTTAAGAACAAAGGGATTTGCGGCGAATGCCGCGCGCATCTGCAGGAGGAAAACTGATGGATAACTTGATGGAAATAGGGACGAAGGAACTGATCGCGGAGGCAATCCGACTGGACAGTGAACAGAAAAAAGGGCGCAGCCTCTTAAATCGTTATAAGGCGGAGCTGGAACGGCGCGGGATGAAGGTCATGGAAGACCAGAACACGCATTATGTAAGGTTTTTCGGGGACAGCGGCAAGGCGTCCGTGACGGATTCTTCCCGGCTGGACATCCTGAACCCGGACAAGCTGAAGCTTCTGATCGGGGAGGGCGTTTATAAAACAAAGATCAAGGAAAATGTCAAAACGGATTATAAGGTAGATGCAAAATTGGAGCGCGCGCTAAAGGCAGTCTTTCAGGAGGATTACACGTTTGAACAGAGCCTTGATGAATTTCTGCAGGGGATGGATCCGGCACCGGACAGGGCACAGCGCAGCATCCTTGCAAAAAAGCTGAAGGGGGATTATGAAAAAGACCGCGCCGTGCTGATCGAAACGCTGAAGCTGCCGGAGGATGCGGATCTGGACGTGGAGCTGTGGTACATTTATAAGATAAAAAACGCGGAGCTGATCAGGGCGTTTTTGCCGGAGGAAGGGATCGACAGCACGATGGACGGGATCCGGAAGTGTATTCTGGTGGACAGCAAGACAGCGGTAACATTGGATTATGATGAGGAGGACATAGGATGAGTGGGAGCGAGCATTTGAACGGGATGACGGAGGAAGAGGATGCAAAGACCGTGGAAGATCTGGCAGCCATGACAGAAGAACAGCGTCAGGCTTATTTTAACATCTTTGATCCGGATGCAATGGGGTTTGACGGGGAGGAGGGTGTCTGATGAAGATCAATAGACTGGTAAATACGATCAACTGTAACGTCCGGACGGGGCGCAGTGTGGAATATATCGTGATCCATTATGTGGGTGCACTCGGAGGCGCAGAGGATAACTGCAGATATTATGCGAGCCGGTACGTCGGGGCGTCGGCGCATTATTTTGTCGGGCATGACGGGGAGATATGGCAGAGTGTGGAAGAAAAGGATATAGCATGGCATTGCGGGGCGAAGAACTACAACCATCCAGACTGCAGGAATTCCAACAGCATCGGTGTGGAGCTGTGCGTCCGTAAAAGGGACACCTCCAGCATGGGGGCAGGAGACACGGACTGGTATTTTGAGCCGGCAACAGTCGCTGCGGCGCAGGAACTGGTCAGGGATCTGATGGCGCGGTATTCTATCTCGCTGGATCATGTACTGCGGCACTATGATGTGACCGGGAAGTGCTGTCCGAACCCTTATGTGATGGATGGGAGTCTTTGGGAAGAGTTTAAGGCAGGGCTGCTGTCGGATGCAGGGCTTACTCCGGTCTGCGGTGCGACCCAAGCAACTGCAGAACAGATGGCTGCTTATCTGGTCAAAAAGAATCCCGATACAGCACCCTATGCATTGGAGCATGCCCGCCTGTATCTTTCCGAAGGGGCGAAGGAAGGAATCCGTGGCGATGTGGCATGGGCTCAGAGATGCCTTGAAACCGGTCATGATACCTATGAAGGGTCTGCCGTGACGCTGGATCAGCATAATTATGGCGGGTTTGGTGTTACAAAAAAAGGGATGAAGGGGGAAAGTTTCCCGGATGCGGCAATGGGTATCCTTGTACATATCCAGCACTTAAAAGCGTATGCAAACAGTGACCCGCTGGCAGTTCCGTGTGTGGACCCGAGGTTTGTTTATGTGCGGCGAGGATGCAGTCCTTATGTGGAGTGGCTGGGACAGCAGGAGAACCCGGCGAACGAAGGAAAGCCGAAGAAAGAGTGGGTCGGCTGGGCTGCCGGGAAAGATTATGGAAGTAAGATTTTAGCAATCCTGAAACGGATTCTTTCTGTGACAAAAGAGGAGGAAGGTATCCTTCAGGGGCAGGAAATCCCGCAATCCCCTTCCGAGCAGGAGCCTCCCGTAATTGAGCCGGATGTACCGGTGGGCAGCTATCTGATCATGACTACGGTGGACAGCCTGCGGATCCGACGGGGACCGGGGATGGAATACCCGGTGGTCGGAGGCATCAATGAAACAGCCGGGAAAAAGAAGAAATACACCATCGTGGAAGAACGGAACGGATGGGGAAGATTAAAGTCCGGTGCCGGATGGATTTACTTGTGGTATACCAGACGGGCGTGAGGACGGAAAGAAGGTCTGAATGGATAAAAAGCTGCGGGAAGAGCTGATCCGGGAAACACATCTGGAGGATATTGCGGAGACTTACCGCCCGGTAGCAGAGATCATTGGGGTAGAGCGTTTTGTACGTCTGTCTGAATATGCCTGTGGGGATGAGATCTATTTCCCGAAGCCGGAAAATATCCTCGTCCCGGCACGGAACCGGAGGATACAGGTAGAGTATAACGGCTATAATATAAAACAACTGGCAGAAAAATATGAGCTGACCACCAAGCAGATCGGTTTTATCCTGCGGGATGTCCCGGTGCCCGGGCAGCTTGATATATTCGATTGGCTGGGGAAAGGGGCAGATTCCTCCGAAAATACTTCCCCTAAAGAAAAATAAAGATATCGTGTACCATAAGAGCATGACTTGCGTCATGCTCTTATTTTTTTCGGAAAGGAGGGACAGGTATGGATGTATCGGCAGCATTTGGGGATGTGTCAGTTGCGGTGGCATTTGTGGGGCTTATGGCATTTTTGGTGTCTGTAATCACCGAGGGGCTAAAGCGGATCAAATGGATTGAAGAGCGGATACCAACAGCGATAACTGTAATCGTGCTGTCACTGGTATTGTGTCCGACATCGCTGATCGCATTGTTCGCGTGGATGAAGCAGCCCATTGAGTGGGAGGAAGTCTTTGCGTCATTTTTGGCAGCGTTTGTGGTCGCCCTGGTGGCAATGGATGGCTGGGAAAAGATCCGGGAACTGGCTGATCGGACGATCCCGAAAGGGAAGGAGTAAAATGCGATGGATTATGTGATCACATTTGCGGACGTGATGGCAGGGGTTGTCCCGGTTGCCATCGGCGCTTTGGGGTTCTTTATCCGGAGCTGGTTTCAGAGCCTCCATAAGGAGACAGAAAGCATCAAAAGGGACATGGACGGAATCCGCCGGAAAATCGAGGAAAATGATAACCGTGTAAACCTTCGGATCGACAAGCTTGAGGATCGGACAAATGACGATATCGAGAACATCAAAAAGGATTTGAGTGGGATAAAGGGTGAATTCGCGACGACATTTGTCCAGCGGGAGGACTTTTTCCGATCAATGAACGGGATGGAAGATGTGATCCGGCGGATGGATGGGAAGATGGACAGGCTGCTTTTAAAGGAATCTGACAGGGGGTGATGGAGATGGACAGCTGGGAGTTGGAACAGGAAGAAATCAAACGGAATAAGGCAATCCGCGGTTTTATCGTCAGGAGCCTTGTGAAAGGATACAACTATACTGCACTGACGAGGCAGATTGCGGGGGCGCTGTATGGAGCGGGGCTGATCATTTCGCCGGATATTTCCAAACATATCGCATATTTGGTGGATGCGGGATATGTGGAAGTGACAGGCGAAAAGATCAAGGCATACCGTACATACAAGGATGACGCGGTGCTGAAGCTGACGCGGGAAGGTGTCGATCTGGCGGAAGGCACTGTGGAAGATCCGGGGGTCGATATCTGATGGGCGGCAAAAAGAAGCGGATCACGTCAAAGATTGACGAACTGCCGGAAGACATCCGCATAAAGGTGGATTTTCTGCTGGCAGATACAAAAAACAGTTATGAAGATATATCCCAGTTTTTGAAAGAACAGGGGTATATGGTAAGCAAAAGCAGCGTCGGGCGCTATGCGCTGAGGTCGAACACAGCGCTGCAGCGCCTGATGGAAGCGCAGGTGCAGACAAACAAGCTGGTGGAGGCAATCAGAGAAAAACCGGATGCTGATTACACGGAAGCGGCAATCATGCTGACCATGAACGGGCTTGTGAACCGGATGGCGACAGCAGAAGAGGAATTTGATTCGATGCCCCTCGATAAGGCGGGGCGGTTGATCGCATCCCTGTCGCGGACAAAGGTCTACAAAGACCGGGTGCGGCAGGAGATGCGGAAAAAAGCGGACATTGCCTTTGGGGAAATGGAAGCGGAGATGATGAAAGTGATCAAAGAGGATCCAGAGAGCGTTGCCCATTTGAAAACGATCCTCCAGAAAGCGAAGGAGCGGATGATGCAGGATGATTGACCTGGATGAATGGCTGAAAGGGCTTGATGAAGAGGATGATCGGGAAGTCAGGGACAATGAAGAATACCAGAGGAAACTGTTTTCGGAATATGTTCTCAGAAAAAATGACAAATTTTCAGCGAAGCGCGCCGAGCTGGCGGAACGGTTTGAACACGGGGAACCGTTGACAGGACCGGATGGACTGCGCAGGGAACTGGCGGCATTTGACTTATCCTATTTCGGACGCGCATACCTGCCGCATTATTTTTACCGGAAATCCCCGGCATTCCATGAAGAACTGGATGAGATCTGGTCAGAAGGAGTCCTGAAAGGGAAAAATCCTGCGCGGGAAGCAAAGGCAATCGCGCGGATGGACGGAAGCCGTCAGGCGATTGCCGCACCGCGCGGACATGCAAAGTCAACAAACTTCACGTTCAAGGATACGCTGCATGCCATCTTATACCAGTATAAACATTATCCGATCATCCTGTCGGACTCATCGGATCAGGCAGAAGGATTCCTCGACGATATCAAGACGGAGCTGGAGGATAATTACCACATCATTCAGGACTTTGGTGAGATCAAAGGCGATAAGGTGTGGAGGAGCAGCGTCCTGCTCACAAAGACAAATGTGAAGGTGGAAGCGATCGGATCAGGAAAAAAGATCCGTGGACGCCGCCACCGGAACTGGCGTCCAGACCTGTTTGTGCTGGACGACGTGGAAAATGATGAGAACGTCAATACGCCGGAGCAGCGCCGGAAGCTTAAAAGCTGGTATGACAAGGCTGTTTCCAAGGCGGGCGATACTTATACGGACATCATGTATATTGGTACGGTGCTGCATTATGACTCGCTTTTGTCAAAAGTCCTTGCAAATGCACGATACCGGACAAAAAAATACAGGGCGGTCATATCATGGGCGGCAAACCAGTCCCTGTGGGACGAATGGGAGCGCATTTATACCAACCTGTTTGATGATGACCACCGGGAGAACGCGCGGACATTTTATGAGGCGAATCAGGAGGCGATGCTGGAAGGCACACAGGTCTTGTGGGATGAAAAATTTACCTATTATGACCTGATGGAAATGAAAGTATCGGAAGGCATGGCATCTTTTAACTCTGAAATGCAGAATGACCCGATTGACCCGGAGAATGCAGATTTTAATGAAGAGTGGCTGGATTATTATGAGCCGGAGCTGATGGATTTCAAAAAGCCGAATTTTGTCATCGTCGGGGCAAATGACCCGTCGCTGGGCAAGAACAAAAAAGCGGACACATCCTCCATCATTGACGTTGCACTGGATTTGAATACGGGATATATGTATGTGCTCGGTGCCAGTGTAGAGCGGCGCAAGCCGGATGCAATCATAGATGATGTGATCGAGACGCATCGGCGTTATAAACGCGACCTGAACAAAGGATATTACCGCTTTGGCGTGGAAACGGTGCAGTTCCAGTATTTCTTCAAAGACGTGATGGCGGCAAAGGCACTGGAAGCGGGCGAGTATATCCCCATCGAAGAGATCCAGTCCATTGCAAACAAAGAAATGCGGATCCGCAGCCTGCAGCCGTTTGTAAAAAATAAGTGGATTAAATTTAAACGGGAACACAAGGAACTGATCCGCCAGTTGACCGAGTTCCCCATGGGGGCAAATGACGATGCGCCGGATGGTCTGCAGATGGCAGTGGCGATCGCGCAGACGGTGCGTGCGACGGCAAAGAAGCCGGAATATCATTCGGTGCTGCACAGGCGGGCAAATTTCAGGAAAGGGGCGTGGTAAGATGCTGTTTGGAAAAAAGAAAAAGCAAAAAACATACGACCCGGCATCCGATGGCGGGAACGGACGCCCTATCCGGGCGGCGGTGGCGATCGGGGATCCGCAGGACAAATACAGTGGGTATCCGTCAAATGGGCTGTCGCCCCGACGGCTGGCATCTATCTTTCGCGAAGCGGATGAAGGGGATGTGCTCCGGCAGATGGAGCTGTTCGAGGAAATGGAAGAAAAAGATACCCATCTGTATTCCCAACTGCAGACGAGGAAGCTTGCAGTCACAGGGCTGGACTGGGAGGTGCAGCCGTTTTCCGAAGATGAGCGGGATGTGGAAGTGGCAGAATTTGTTTCCGACCAGCTCCATGGGCTGGAGAATTTCAATGACGTCCTTTTAGACGTGCTGGATGCGGTCGGGAAAGGGATCAGTATTTCGGAGATCACATGGGGGCTGGACCTTCAGGGACGAAATGTGATTGAAGACATCACATGGATTCATCCGAAAAAAATCTTCTGGGATAGTATGGATGACGGAATTAAAATCCGGACGAAGGAGTATCCGGAGGGGATCCCCATTCCGGAAAATAAATTCATTATCCATAAATATAAAGCAAAAAGCGGGCATCCGAGCCGGGCAGGGGTTCTGCGCGTGGTCAGCTGGATGTACCTGTTTAAAAATTACGATTTAAAAGATTGGGTGTCCTTTTGCGAAGTGTTCGGGATGCCGTTGCGTTTAGGAAAATATGACGCGTCGGCGTCGGAAGCGGATAAGGCAGCGCTGATGGATGCAATCGTCCATCTGGGGACGGATGCGGCGGGAATCGTGCCCAGTACCACGAGCATTGATTTTATTGACAGCAATAAGACATCGAGCGTGGAGATTTATGAAAAACTGGCGCGTTACTGCGATGAGCAGACCAGTAAGGCAGTGCTGGGACAGACGTTGACCAGTGATGCGGGGTCAGGAAGCTATGCACAGTCAAAAACGCATAATGAGGTGCGTAAAGACCTGACGGCTGCGGATGCAAATGCGCTGGAGACTACGCTGCGGCGGGATCTGATACGACCGCTGGTAGAATTCAATTTCGGCGTCGGGACACCGATCCCGGAGCTGAAGTTCCAGACTGATGATGCAGATGACCTAAAAGAAGTGGCTGATATTTACCGGACGCTGGCGTGTGATATGGGATTGGAAATTCCGAAGAGCCACCTGTACAAAAAGTTCGGGATCCCGAAACCGGAAAACGGGGAGCCTGTGACACAGCGGGCGGCAGTCCCGCCGCAGACAGGAGTGGAGCTGAAGCTGAAAGCCCCGGCGGGGATGGGAGAAACACAGTCCCTCATAGACAGGCTGACCGAAGAATCCGTGAAAAAGGGAGGGGCATTATTTGAAGAAATGTTGCAGCCGATTCTCAGTTTAATTGACAAAACGGATGATATCCGGGTTCTGCAGGAGCAGATGAAGTCCCCGGCAGCGTTAAAGGATCTGTACCGGGAAATGGAATCCGCAAAACTGGATGATTTGATCCGTCAGGGGATCTATCTGTCGGAACTTGTGGGGAGGGCTGCGGAGGATGGATGAGGTACTGTATGGGGAAGCGGCGGACGGTGTTTTTGCGGAGGCGCTGGAATATTTAAATCAGAAAAAAGTGCTTCCAAAGGAACTGTATGAAGAGCTGGAGGATGAAGCGAAAGCGAAAGCATTTACCGTATCCGGCTATACAGCGCTTGAAATCTTGGAGCAGTTCCTGCAGGAGCTTGAAGCGGCGGTAGAGAATGGGACGACTATGGATACGTTTCGGGAGCAGATGAACGGCTTCCTGGAGCGGGCAGGGTACAAGGGAATCAGCCCGTGGCGGGCGGATGTTATCTTTAGGACAAACCTGCAGACTGCATATAATGCGGGGCATTATAAGGCAATGACGGAGCCGGAGGTTGCAAAGCGCCGCCCATACTGGCAGTACCAGACGGCAGGGGATGGGAATGTACGTCCTGCCCATGCAGCAATGGAAAACAGGGTATACCGATGGGATGACCCTGTATGGGACATCTGGTATCCGCCCAACGGGTTCCGGTGCAGGTGCATGGTGGTATCCCTGACGGAAGCGCAGGTGAGGGGGAGACATCTGACCGTGGAGAACCTGATGCCGCATGAGGTGGACAGGCGGACGGGGGAGGCAGTCTTTTATTATCCAGATAAAGGTTTTTCTGCGAACCCTGCAAAAAATGTATTCCGACCGGATTTGGAAAGCATCAGACCCGACCTGCGCGCGGTGTATCAGGACGTAAAAAGAGAGCATGACCTGATACGGAAAAAACAGCGTGAAAAAGCATCCGGGCGGGGAAATGGCGGCTGAAAGCAAATAAATGCAAAATGACGCGTTATAACGGCGTTAGAGAGGATGATAATGGCGATGAAGAGAGAGCAGGAGACAATAATCTGTGCTGCAGACCCTGCATCACTGGAAGGAGTCCCGCGGGAAGTAAAGATCCTGCCATTGGGACGGGTACAGAGCATGAAAGGGACATTTGAGGTGGATGACGAAAGCTGCAGGACGATCATGGCGCAGTTTAAAGGGCGGCATCTGGACCTCGTGATCGACTATGAGCACCAGACCCTGAAGGACGTCCAGGCTCCGGCGGGCGGCTGGATCAAGGATATTTATAAAGGGGATGATGCGTTGGTGGCAAAAGTGGAGTGGACGCCAAAAGCGCAGGAATACCTGAAAAACAGGGAATACCGTTATCTGTCCCCTGTGGTGACAGTACGCAGGAAGGACAGGAAAGCCATCGGTCTGCATTCGGTGGCACTGACTAACACCCCGGCGATCGACGGGATGTTTGCAATCGTAAACTCTGCCGGGTTCCCGGCTGGGGAAATAGATGATCCACAAGGAGGAGAAAACATGGAATTTTTAAAAGCACTTGCAGCCATGCTCGGACTGCCGGAGACGGCAACAGAAGAGGATGTGAAGAATGCAGTGGATGCGTTGTTGAAAAAAGGCACGGAAGTCGTGGCGAACAGCACAATCCTGTCCATGTTGGGACTGGAAAATGATGCGAAAACAGAGGATGTGACCGGAAAGATCCAGCAGATGAAAAACGGCGGGGACGTGGCAGCGGAACTGGCAGCCTTAAAACAGCAGATCGCCAAAAAGGATGCGGATGAAGCTGTGGCGCTGGCGCTGAAGGATGGCAAGATCTCTGCAGCGCAGAAGGAGTGGGCAAGCCAGTATGCCCTGAAAGATCCGGAAGGTTTCAGCGGATTTTTAGAAAAAGCATCCCCTGTTGTCCCGATGGGGAAACTTGGGGCTGATCAGTTGGCAGTCCATAAAAAAGGGGAAGTGGACAGCGTTGTGCTTAAAAATCTCGGGATGTCAAAGGAAGATATTGAAAAATACGGGGATAAGGAGGCATAAAAATGGAACGGATCGGAAATGAACGGACAGGCTGCAGCAATATCGTCCTGCCAGTTGCGGCGGGGCAGGAAATCATGCCGGGGACAATGGTTGCCCTGAATGCAGATGGGTATGCCGTACCGGCTTCCAAGGCAGAAAATCTTATCATCGCCGGAGTGGCGCAGGCAAGGGCAGACAACCGGCTGGGCGCAGACGGAGCGAAGGTCGTGGGCGTGCGCCGTGGGGCGTTTGTGATGGCGAATGATAAGACCATCAAGCAGACAGACCTGTTAAAAACAGCATATGTGTCGGATGCGACCACGCTGACGCTGACAGCAGAGGGGTCCAGTCCCGTAGGACAGATTCTGGAAGTGATGGATGACGGCGTGACCGTCAAGATTGGATGATAGGAGGATACAAAAATGTTAGTAACAAATGCGTCGCTGGAGCAGCTTCGGATAGGTTATTCTGCGGCATTTAACCGTGGGCGTGAAAATGTGGAGTCGCTGGCTGACAGGGTGGCAACAACCGTGCCTTCGTCAACCGGGGCAAATTTATATGGATGGCTCGGGGCAATCCCCGGTCTGAAAAAGTGGATCGGAGAAAGAGAAATTCAGAAGGTATCAGATAATGCGTACAGCATTGCAAACGAGAAGTTTGAGCTGACGGTAGGCGTGCCGCGCGATGACATCGAAGATGACAATTATGGTGTATATACGCCGATGATGGAAGCGATGGGAGAAAGCACTGCGCTGCATAAAGATGAACGTGTATCGGAAGCTGTAAAAAATGGTTTTACGGAGAAATGTTACGATGGACAGCCATTTTTCAGTGAAAGGCATCAGGTCGGCAGCATTACCTACAGCAATAAGGGGGATGCAAAGCTGGACGCGGAATCCTTCCAGGCGGCGCGCCAGTCGATCATGAGCCTGAAAAATGAAAAGGGACAGCCTCTGAACATTGTCCCGAATGTGCTTTTGGTGCCTCCGGCGCTGGAAAAGGAAGCGCGTATGATCCTTGAGGCGGAACTAGTCAACGGTACCAGCAACATCAACAAGGGACTGGCAGAAGTGGTCGTATGGTCGCAGCTGGCAGACAAGCCGACACAGTGGTATCTGCTCTGCACAAAGCGTTCCCTGAAACCTTTTATTTTTCAGGAGCGCAGGAAGGCAAAATTTACAGCCATGACAAGAGAAACAGACGAAAACGTATTCATGCGTAGCGAGTATCTTTACGGCGTGGATGCGCGGGATGGCGTCGGATATGGCTTCTGGCAGATGGCATATGGATCTACGGGCACGGCGTCTTCAATGGGCTGATTGAAAACGGGGAGGCGGCAGGATGGCATATTGTACAGTGGAAGAGGTACTCGGGGCAATCAAGGAAAGCGCGTATGACGCATTACTTGGGGATGAGTACATAGAGGATCTGGAGGAACGCAGAAGACGGCTGGTGCCCTATGTGGAAGAGGCGGTTGCAGATGCGGACGCAGAAATCGACGGATATCTGGCAAAACGCTATGATGTGCCTATGTCCCCGGCACCGAGGGTGCTGAATAAATTTTCAAAGGACATTGCCGTGTATAACTTGATGTCCCGGATTGGGATTGATGAGCAGGATCGGGATAAAACTTATCTAAACAGATACCAGTCGGCAATCAAGTTTCTGGAAGGGGTTGCGAAAGGAACTATCAATATCGGAACCGGAGGCGGCGGGGATACACAGGAGCAGGCTGCGGGAAGGGGCTTCCGGATCAAAAGCTCGCAGCGTTTGTTTTCAAGAGATACGATGAAGGGTTGGTAAGACATGGGATCTGTGCATGTAAAAGTGACCGGGGATAACCGACGTTTGATCAAACGCCTCCAGATGATGGCGGAGCTGGATGTAAAAGGGATTAATAAATCCATTGCGGAAGGAATCCGGACGTCGACAATGGAGCGCTTCCGTTTAGAAAAGGATCCGGAAGGGAAGAAATGGAAGCCTTCCATCCGTGCACGGGAGGAAGGCGGAAAAACCCTGACGGAAACCGCAAAGCTTAAGACTTCCATCCGATCCACGGCGTCTGCAGGAGGGTGGGCTGTCGGGACAAATGACATCCGGGCGGCGACACATCAGTTTGGAGATGAGCGGACGATCCGGGCGAGGAAAGGTCCTGTGCTCCGCTTTAAAGTAAACGGGGTATGGATCAGTACGAAGCAGGTCCATGTCAGGATCCCCGCCCGTCCGTTTTTGGGCATATCGGAGGATGATGACAAGATGATCCGGGCAGAACTTGAGGGAGCGTTGGAGGAAAGCTAGTGGGAATGTATACAGAATGTCAGGAGGAACTGATCCGGGCGCTGAAAGCGGCAGGATGTGAAAGGGAGCCGTTTTTATCCTTAAAACGGATGGCGAACAGCGCCGAGAGCCGGATCAGTGCGGTACTGTGCGAAGATGACCAGTTAGAGCGCAGTACCGGAAAGCGATTTTTTACAGCAGAGGACGGGCGGAACATGCGCAGGACGAAGCTGTTTTCCCGTGACATCACTTATACAGTGATCATTGGGGACTTTACGCAGGAAAGTGCAGAGGAAACTTATGAAAAATTTCTTCTAAAACTGAAAAAAGGGATCTATGTGAGCGGGGACTATGTGTCCATCGACCCGGCAGAAGCCCAGTGGATGAATGAAAAAGACCATATCCTGCATGCGAAGGTAGCGGTGCAGATCAAGGTTCTGTGCCATGGCGGTCTGTATCAGAACACAGATATGGCGCGTTTGCAGGACGTGGAAGTGGAAGTCCAGAAAGGAAAATGAGATGCCCCGGACAAAGGGAATATTGCTTTCGGTGGAAACACTGCAGGAGCGGATGAAGATACCTGCCGAGATCCATGCAGGGACATGTGCCCGGCAGGGATGGGCAAGAGGGAAAAAAGTGACAGAGAAAGAATATGCTGAGTCGGTAAAACAGTTCCGGCAGTCAGCGGGAAGGAGAAGATATGCTTAGGGATGTTAGATACAGCATCACAGACGGACAGCTTCAGCAGCCGGGTCAGCAGGGTACCGGCATCCATGTTAAGATCGGCGCGTCCCCTGTGGACACTGCAGAGTCGGTATCTATCACGGGAACGATGAGTGCGGCGAAAATCAAAGAAAAGCTGGGATTAAGCCCTTTGGCGGATGCCGTGATGGACAGTGTGGAGAACGGCTCTGCAAAAATCCTGTGTCTGCCGGTACTGGCGAGTACGGCGGGGACAGTAACAGAGGTTACGGTGTCAGAAAAGGCTGGCGGCACAGTAACAGTGGAGGGCACGCCGCATAATGCTTTCCGTGTGATCGTGAGGATTACAGGGAAAGGGGGGCTGAATACCGCATCATTCCGCTATAGCCTTAACGGCGGATATAGCTGGAGTGACGACATCACAGTCCCAACAGCGGGACAGTATGCGGTAGAGGATGCTGGTTTTACCATGACATTTTCGACAGACAGTGCATTTGAGGTTGGGGACACCTTCCGTTTTGAAACGACTGCCCCCACAATGACAAATGATGATGTCATGAAAGCTGCGGCAAAATTAAAGGATATCAGCACGGCGTATGAGTATGTGCATGTAGTCGGGGCAGCGGCTCCAGAACTGTGGGCAGCGGTATCCGTCAAACAGGCAGAGCTGATGGAACGATACCGGAAACCGGTCTTTTTTGTCCTCGAAGCTTATGAAAAACAGGACAGCGAGACACTGCAGGAGTATGTTGCGAAGCTGGAGGCAGACCGGAAAAAGGTAGCAAATTATGATATCCAGGTTGTGGCGGCATGGGGAACCTATACAGGGATGGACGGCGTGGCTCGCAATATCAACCTTGCAAATGTGGTGTGCGGATGGTATGCACGGGCATCCGTCCAGGAGTCCATCGGAAGAACTGCCGTGTACAGCGTCCCGGAAGACAAGCTTTCGGCGCTGCTTCCGGAGGGGATCGACGAAGAATATATCGAGGCACTTGACCTGTCCGGATACCTGACGTTCCGGCAGTATGACGGTCTGGCTGGATATTATGTGACAAACGCACGGGTAATGTGTCCGGAAAACAGCGATTACCGTTATGCGGAGGACGTTCGTGTGAAAAATAAGATCATCCGGCTGACCAGACAGGCAGCATTGAGGCGGCTGCATGAAGATGTGGATCTGACAGACGTGGATGCCGACCTGAACGCAAAAGCACAGTTTATTATTGCGGATGTGGAAACCCAGATGGTGGACAAGGGGGAAATCAGCGCTGTGCGGGTCATCGTGCCGGAGGGACAGGACATCCAGACAACGGAGACTCTGCAGATGCAGATCCGCTACCAGCCGAAAGGGAAGATCCGAGAATTTGTGATCGACCTCGGGATGGAAAATCCCTATGCATCATAAGGAGGGGCAGCATGAGTTTAAAGGTAAATGGCAAAGCATATGACTGGGGGGACGTAAACCTGCAGATCCCCGGCATTGTGGCAGAAGTGCAGGAAATTTCATACGATGACGAACTGGAGAAAGAGCTGGTGTACGGTAAAGGCTCCAAGCCGCGCGGATATGGAAACGGTAATTACAAGGCATCCGGGAAAATGAGCATGCTCCGTGATGACTATGAAGCGCTGCTGGATTACTGTAAGTCAAACAATATCACGTTTTTTAAGCTTCAGATCCCAAAGATCATCGTATCTTATGCAAATGATGGAGACAGGACGCGACAGGATATCCTGAATAAAGTATCATTTTCGAAACGGAGCAATAAGGCTGCGCAGGGGGACAAATCCCTGAAAGTAGACCTTGACCTGATGATCGCAGGAACGATTGATCAGGATGGCGTGGCACCAATTTAAGGAGGTAAATGGGCATGGATTCAAAAATAACAGAGATTACAGCGGCACAGAAGGAAAATGCGATGGTAGATCTGAGCGATATCAGCGCAGTGAAAGGCAAATACGGCGAAGTGTATGAAATCGGCACCGTCGTGGATGAGGATGATGAGTCCGAAGGACGTAAGATCAGTTTTTACTTCCGCAAGCCGACAGTGGCATCCTTTAACCGCTATTTAAAAACAGCGGGCAAGAACATGGCGGCTTCTACAACCGCGTTTGTCATGGACAATATTGTGGATGAGCAGGGCGATGTGTTTAAAAAAGAGTGCGAGAAGTATCCAGGACTGGCGCTGGGGTTAGGTACGAAGCTGCTTTCGGCGATCGGTCTGGGCGATAATGTAAATTTTCGGAAGCTGTAGAGGTTAAACTTCAGGAAATCCGGGACGGGTTGGATGCAGGGATTTTAGAGATTTACAGATATGTCCCAGCAACGCTCATCACAAAGCCTGTGGAGGAAATGCAGATGGGAGAATTCTCAGGATTTTTGGCAAAAGCCCGTTATCTGGAAGAAGTGGAAAAAAGCCTCTATATGCAGGCACTGTCGGAACTGTTTGGGGAAAATTAAAGCCCCGGCATCAAAATACCGGAGCTTTGTGGCAGATCCATGATCCATAAAGGCGGGTGGCGTTGCGAGCCATCCGGAAGCAGTTCCCGTCCTGCAGATGGCGGTATTTCCCTTTTGTATTCTGGACACCCAGCCAGAGACAGTAGGGGATAATGTATAAAGTGAGTGGTACAAAAATGATGATCGAAACAGCAAACCCGATTGCCAGTGAGGCGATCAAGACGGTAAATACAGTTGTGAACATAAAATCATCTCCTCTGATCTGATTATAACATTGGAAAGGGGGAAATACAATGGGGTTTGAATCAGTTTACAGGTTGTCGGTGGTCATGCAGATGATCGATAACCTGTCTCAGCCCATGAAAAGCATTTCCGGCAAGGTGGATGCATCCCTTTCTTCGCTTGACAGGCTGAGTCAGGGCTTTGGATCGATCACACAGACAGGCGCAGCGATGGTGGGAGTCGGAAGCAAGATCACGGAAGGCGTGTTGATGCCGATCGGCGCTACCTTTGAGACAAAACGGGCGATCGGTGAGTTGGCGTCACTGGGAGTGAAAGATCTGGCTGCCCTTGAAAATGCTGCGACACAGTTTTCGGAAAAGTGGGCGGGCACTACAAAGTCGGATTTTATCACAGCGGCATATGACATTAAATCAGGCATTGCATCGCTGACGGATGAGGGCATCGCGCAATATACGGAGCTGTCCGGTATCACGGCAACCGCAACAAAATCCACGATTGCGGAAATGACAGACCTGTTTGCCACAGGATATGGTATTTATAAGGGATTTTACAGCGACCTGTCTGATATGGAATTCGGGGAAATGTTTTCCGCAGGGATTTCGGAATCGGTAAAAAACTTTAAGACAACCGGATCCGGGATGGCAGAGGCAATCAAGACACTGGGAGCATCCGCAACGACGGCGCAGGTACCGCTGGAAGAGCAGTTGTCTATCTTGGGAATGCTGCAGGCAACGATGTCCGGTTCGGAGGCAGGAACAAAATATAAGGCGTTCTTGAAATCGGCGGCAAAAGGCGGGGAAGAACTGGGACTTGATTTTTTGGACGCAAATAACCAGCTCCTCTCAATGCCTGAAATTTTAGAGCAGCTTCGGGGCAAATTCGGGGAAACGATGGATGCCGCGGAAAAAATGCAGCTTCAAAAAGCGTTCGGCGATGAGGAAGCTGTGGCGCTGATCGACCAGTTGTATAGTAAGACGGGCGATCTGCAGAACAATATCCTCGGTCTGTACAGCAGTATGGCTGCAGGAACCAGTGCAACGGCAAAAATGGCGGATGCAATCAATGATACAGACCCGTCAAAGTTTGAAATCCTGAAACAGAAGGTCCATAACGTCGCGGAGGAAGTAGGAAATACCTTAAATCCGGTGCTGGGACAGTATATGGACAAGGCGGGGAATGTGATCGAAAAAGCCGGGAGCTGGGTCAGCAGCCATCAGGAACTGGTGCGGATTCTGATGTCCGTGGGACTGACGCTGGGAATCCTCCTGCTGGTGTGTGGCACTGCGACCAGCGTGATCGGCAGCGTCGGGATGATATTTTCCCGGACGGCAGCCCTTGCAACCGGACTTGGGAAAGCATTGCTTTTATTGCCTGACCGGATGGATACCTTATATATAAAAGCCCTATACGCAAAAGACGGGATCGTTAAAATGGGGAGTTCCGTCCTCGCGTTAGGAAAAACGCTTGCGATGAGCGGCATATCTGCCCTGAAAGGATTTGGAGCCAGCCTGGCAGCAATGGCGCGGCAGGCGATGGCGGCGGCAGCTACGGCACTGCCCGGATTGATCTCCGGCGTATGGGCATTTACGGCAGCACTGCTGGCAAACCCAATCACATGGGTTGTGATCGGAATTGTGGCGCTGATTGCAGCAATCATCCTGTTATGGAATAAATGTGAATGGTTCCGCAATGGCGTAATGGCGATTTTTAACGGAATCAAATCAGGGCTGTCGACAGTCTTTAATGTGGCAAAAAGTGTGTTCGAGGGAGTCAAGAATGCAGCGGGGAATGCGCTGGAAGCAGCACGGAGCACGGTGTCTGAAAAGCTTAACAACATGAAACAGGCGTATCATGAGCATGGCGGCGGCATCCGGGGCATCGCAGCGGCAGCCGTGGAAGGCGTGAAAGGTTATTATACAGCGGGATTTACTTTTATCGATAACCTGACCGGCGGGAAGCTGACTGCAATCAAGGAAAAGTTTACGGCAGGGATCCAGTCGATCAAGGATAAGATCACTGGTGCGATTGGTTGGTTCCGAAATTCCGGGGAAAAAATTATGACAACCTTCACGGAAGGGATTAAGGCAGCAATCAATAAGCCGGTGCAGGCTGTGAAAGGCGCGCTGCAGAAGATCCGCAACATGCTTCCGTTTTCGGACGCGAAAGAAGGTCCGCTAAGCCAACTGACCCTTTCCGGGCAGAAAGTAATGACTACTTTTTCGAGCGGCATGGAGATGGAAGAGGATGCACCTGTGCAGACCGTGCAGAAGTCCTTTGAAAAAATGGATTTTAAGGTAGCAACTGAAAAGCCGGAGCCGAAGAAGAAAAAGGATGAACCAAAACCGCAGGACGGCACGGACGGGATGACGGGAGGGAAAAAAACCATCATCCAGAAGCTGGTGCTGAATGTGGATCTAAAGAAGATCAAAGACCTTCAAAAGCTGCTGCAGTTACTTGAGGAAATTGAAGATTATACAAACGGCAATGGTCCGGATACGGAACCGGAGCCGCAGATGGTATGAGAAAGGAGGATACCAGTGATCAATGATCTATACAGACGGAAGTGAAGTAATGGTTGACGGTGTCCTCCTGCCGGGCTTATTCAAATCGCTTGAAGTTACGACCGCAGCGGAGATCGAAGAGCAGGAAGTAGAGGGCAGCACGGCGAAGCCGAAACAGGCGACAGGATATGAGGATGCAAAAATAAGTGTGGAGTTAATTCTGCTGGATGATGCAGATGGGATGACGAAGGAAAGTAAGCTGGAAGTGATCCAGAACTTCTTCAGACAGCCGGGACAGGAGATCCCGGCTGTCCATACCATTGTAAATGAGCATACTGTCCGTCGGAACATCTCACAGGTATTATTTAAGCAGATGGTGTCGAAGACGACGAACGCAAACGACCAGTTATCCGTGACGATGGAGTTTTGGGAATATATCCCGATGACCATATCTGTGACATCGGCGAAAAAAGCCGGAGAAACCAATTATGCGGCGGACGGGGCTGGCTCTGGAAGCGGAAATTTGAACAAAGACTATGAAAAATATTTGGAGAACAGGGGACAGGCACCGAAGCAGAAGGACAAAACGGTAAAAACGCCGGCTAAGGATAACAGGAGACCGTATGTGAAATGAAGACACAGAATTTATTTTACCCGGTACAAAGGGCTGTTATTGGCGGGTATGACATTCAGGCGGGGATTTCGATAGAAACCTTTTCGGATAAATCTTATTTGTATGACTGGGCACGGATCCGCTTCACACGGCAGTTTAATGGGATTTTATCATTAAACCGTGGGGATGAGGCAGAGATCCTGATGGGATATGACGGGCGGCTCCAGACAATTTTTAAAGGATGCGTGGCGCGGCAATATAATGCAGCGACATACAAAGATGAAATCCTGATCAAAGATTATACCTTGAAATTGGAGGAGTCCAGAATATCAGGGACATTTTTAGATGTAACACCGCAGGATCTGGTGCAGATCGGTCTGGCAAGTGCGGGGATCGGGAGTGCGGTACTGTCGGAGGAAGGATATGCCGCACGTCCGCTGGTTTCAATACGGGAGCAGCCGGTATCGGAATTTCTGATGTATATTGATTCCCTCTGGGGGATCCGGACAACGAAGGCTTTCCAGTTGGGGACGTTTTACTGGAGTGAAAAGCCGGAGCAATCGGAAATGTATGTGCTGGAGTACGGGAACAATATCATTTCCCTGACCCGTGAGCGGGGGCTTTGGAAACTGGAGACAGTGGCGCTGCCGGATCTGCATCATTCGTGCCAAATCAAAGTGGTGCATCCGGAGATTTCCGGTGTGTTTTATGTGGACAAAGTTATCTTTTCCAGCGATGACCGTGGATTTGTCCGGACAAAGATTTTTTTCGGAGGGGAGGATAAGTCATGATAGATCAGTTTGCACAGACGATCATGGAACGGATAAAAGACCAGTACCCGGGAATCGGGATACCAGGCGCAATGTGCGCCATGATCACCGGTGCGGCAGAAGACGGCACCTATACGACGGAATGCAAGATTTTCTGTGAAGAAACAAGGGAAGAATATCACTGCCGGGTAGAACAGGCAAAATATATTTATGCTGTGAAGGTTTTGGATAATCAGGGCAGCGAGCTGCCGGAATACCCGGAGCTGATTGAGATCTCGAGCCGACAGCAGCTTGAACCGGGTAGCCTTGTGCAAGTGGTATTTTTGGGAAATGAACTGAAAGCGGCGCTGGTAGGAGGTTAGCATGGAAGATATACGGTTGGATGAGGACTGGCAGCTTACAAGGGCGGCAGACGGCGATGCCCCAGTGGTGGAAGGCTTGGAGGAATTTCTGCAGGAGATCAGGCTGGAATCCATGACGCAGGAAGGAGACTTGTTTTATGATTCCGAATACGGATGGTCACTGCTGGATTTTATACAGCGCGATGATAGCGAGTTGACAAGGTTGGAAATCCAAGACAGGATCCGCAGGAAGATGGCGAGGCATCCGGAAGTGGATGTGTCTTCGCTCCGAATCGAAACAGAGTTTTGGGAGGATGTTTTGAATATCGGAATTTTATTTAAAAGGCTGGATACCCAAAAAACATATCGGATGGATCTGGCGCTGGACAGGGTACAGGTGGAGGTGACGGAGCATGATTGATAACAGCATACTGGATAAAATCTTCTCTGAACCGGATAGGGATACGCTGAAAGATGAGCTGGTAGCGAAACTGCAGGAAAGAGGATTCGTAATCACAAATTTTAGGAGCGGCGGTATTTTTTACACAATGTTGATGATTGTGGTACAGGTACGGGTGGAACTGACAAAGCTTTTGCGGTCGATGCTTAATACCATGTACGTCAGACACGCAGATGGCGAATGGCTGGGGATGCTGGCGGCGGATTTTTCCAAAACGAGGAAAGCTGCAGTAAAAGCGCAAGGGACAGTTACTTTGTACCGGGATTCCGAAGCAGAGATCACGACAGTGGTACCGCGCGGTACTGTATTCCTGACGGAAACGGACATCAACGGGGAAAAGCTCCGCTTTTTCTCGATAGAAAAAGTGACCGGACAGAAAGGAACAGTAGTGATGTACGTTCCAGTCGAAGCAGAAATGGAAGGAAGCAAATATAATATCCCGCCAGGTCAGATCACGAAATCTATGAAACATCTGGAAGGTGTGGAGCGGATCAACAATGATGAGGGATGGATCAGCCGGGAGGGGAGTGACATTGAAGAGTGGGAATCCCTCCGGGAGCGGACGCTTGGGGCATGGGATTTGCTGGCTACGATGCCAACGGCGGCGAAATATAAGAACATCTGCGAGGCGGTAGATGGTGTGCTGCATGTCACAGTCCATCAGCTCCATCCGCGCGGACAGGGGACGGTAGATATTATCGTGACCGGGACAGCAGGAGAGGCAACGCCGGAGCTGCTTGCAAAAGTGCAGGCTGCGGCGGATGGAATCAAAGCCCCTGACGATGATGTACTGGTTAAGAGTGCCATCACAGTAACACAGGACATTATGCTGCAGGTAATCCTCCCGAAATTGGTATCCGATGATGGGATCAAAGACCGGGTGGTCAGTGTGGTGACAAATTACTTTCGGATCAGCCGCGACCGGGAGCTGAATGAATTTATCCAATACAATCTGCTGTATGCAATCAAAAACAGCGTGCCACTCATTAAAAATGTCAAAATCATAGAGCCGGAAGGGGATCTGGTTCTGGAGAAGGATAAGGTCATCATCTGCGGGACGGTTACGGTAAACATAGAGCGGGAGGAATGACGGATGTTTGAGCACTTTGGCGATTATATGTTTTATCTGTTACATGCACCGCTGAGGAAGCTGAAAGCCGGGGAAAACCAGTTGAAGATTTTCTTTTCTGTTGTCGGGGAAGTATTTGACGGCATTCAGGAAGATATTTTCCGACTGCGGGAGCAGAAGATGATTTCCATGGCAGAGCCGATTATGCTGGAAGTAATCGGGCAGGATCGGGATATGTTCAGGCTGCAGGGCGAAAGCATAGAGGCATACCGGAGGCGTCTGCAGATGAAGGCAGTTATCGCTGAAATGGCGGGGACTGCAGAAGGATTGAAGCTGGCGCTGGAAATGATCGGTTATCCGCAGTGTAGTGTGGAACCGCTGTATTTAACCGACCGAAGCCGGTGGGCGGAAATCTACATAGATGTTCCGGTCAGCCATGACATTAACTATGACGCGATCCTGACAGAGACGCTGAAGGTAAAAACGGCGCGGACGCTGCCTCATCTGAGGTTCGCCTATACGATACGGGCAGATGAGAAAGTGATCGCAGTCGGCGGCATCGGGGGAGAACTGAAGGTAAAAGCATATATCTGTAAGAGCCTTTCGGCGTCGGCAACGGACAGCATACTGGCGGCAGGATCCATGCATACGGTGCTGCATGCAAAAGTTCAAGGAGGAACATGATGGAAGGAGCAAGCAAATATTATTCGGTTGTTACGGACACCGGAAATAAGCTGATGGCTGCCGCGCTGGCGGCAGGGGAGAAGCTGACGATCACAGAGATCGCGGTGGGGGACGGGGATGGGGCATATTACCAGCCGGATCCGGAAATGACTGCACTGAAAAATGAACTGTGGCGTGGGAGTATCAATTCATGCGAGATCAGCAGTTCATCGCCCAATATTTTGATCGTGCGCGGGATCATTCCCGGGGAGGTCGGAGGATTTACAATCCGGGAGATGGCGATATTTGCAGAAAGCGGAGAGATGATCGCAGTTGCAAATACACCAAGCACACCAAAAGTGAATATCGTGGACGGCATCATCAATGAGATGAGCCTTGCGATAGAGATCGCCCTGCTGAATGGCAGCGTGATCAATCTGTTAGTGGATCCGCATATCGTGACTGCCACAAAGGCGGACATTGAAATGGTCCGGAATGAAATCAAGATCGCACTGGAGGAGCGGATAAATATTGTGGTGGCACATGAGGATGTCCCTATCAATAAGCGCAAGCCGCATACGTTTTATCTGGTCGTGGGCGGGCAGGGGATTGGCGGAGGCACAGAAATAAAGGCAAGCCCGAATATGGGGCTGAAAGTAATCGAAAGGGGAAACGAAGATGGCACTGAGTAAAGTAAGGGTTCAGTTACTGAACGAGAAAACAGGAGAAGTTATAGAGGAGGTTGATGTCCTCACATCGCCGGATAGCGTATTATTTGCTGACGGGAAGACACTGACGCAGGTTTTGGAAGAGATTGAGACTACACCTGGGGAGAAAGGCGATAAGGGAACATCCCTCCGGACCAGAGGGGCATGGGCACCGAGTACAGCCTATGTCGCAAATCAGCAGTATATTGATATAGTCAGCAAAGATGGGACTGCATATGCATGTAAGGCATCCCATACATCCACGAGCACATGGGATGCAAGCAAATGGATGGTACTGGTTGAACGTGGACCGGCTGGCGCACCGGGGGCAACAACTGCAGACGGCGTGAGCTATGGGAATAAAAGTGTAAAAGAAGTGCTTGATGATCTGCTGTATACGGCAATCCAGCTGACTGCATTTACGAACAATGTTAATACAGTGGAGATGGGAACTACGGTTAATACTGTAAGGCTGGATTGGAATTACAATAAAACGCCCAAAACATTGACCTTAGATAATGCCCCGGTGGATGTGTCCACTAAAACAAAGACGATTGAAGGAGCAGGAATCAAGACAAATAAAACGTATACCTTGAAAGCGATGGACGACCGGAACGCAAGCTCGCAGAAAACGACTGCAATCACGTTTTTAAATGGCATTTACTGGGGCGTGGCAGCGAAGAAAACATCTTTTGACAGTGCATTTGTTTTGACATTGACAAAAGGACTGCAGGGCAGCAAGGCAAAAACCTTCACTGTAAACGCAGGAGCAGGGCAGCATATTTATTATGCAATTCCGACCCGCTACGGGACACCTGCATTTAAAGTGGGCGGGTTTGATGGCGGCTTTAGCAAAGCAGGGACAATCCAGTTCAAAAATGCATCCGGTTATACGGAATCTTATGATATTTGGATTTCCGATAATGCAGGACTGGGAAACACAACGGTAAATGTAGCATAAGAGGAGGAAAACGGTAATGGCAATTGAACTGATTTCAAAGATTAAACCCAAAAACAATGGAGATTTTAAGCTGGTCGATGTAGAGGACATTAATTACAACGGGAAAGGCTTAGATGAAGCCATTAAAGGTGGCGAATTCAGGGGAGAAAAGGGCGATCCGGGTGCTCCTGGTGCGAAAGGCGCTGACGGTGAGCCAGGGGCAAAAGGCGAAACGGGCACATCGGTACGCATGAAAGGAGCATGGGCAGCGAAAACAGCCTATGTGAATGATGGTCATTATATTGACGTAGTAACAAGAAACGGCAGTACATATGCATGTAAGACATCCCATACTTCAGGAGACACTTGGGAAGAAAATAAGTGGATGATGCTTGCTCAGAAGGGAGCTCAGGGAGCAAAAGGCGATCCAGGAGCGAAGGGAGAACCCGGAGAAAAAGGTGATCCTGGTGCAAAAGGAGAGCCTGGAACTCCGGGGGCAGATGGAAAAGATGGGGATAATGTGAAGTTCGGAACGGATTATGTAACTGCATCGCAGGTTAAAATTTTCCTGAAAAAGATGTGACGGAGGGGAAAGCCATGGCTAGATATAATGTTGATCTGCAGGACAATGAAGGGAATGCCTATCAGATAATGGCAAATCCTGATTCCGTGGCGGAATTTAGTCCTGCAGTCAACCGCGAAAATATTCGTTCGGGAGAAACGTACCGGGTTATTTTCGGTAAAATCATGAAATATTTTTCAGAGGTGGGAAATGCTGCCTATGTTGGGCTGGCAAATAACTGCACAACGACAATAGCGGGATTTGCGCTGGATGCCCGACAGGGGAAAGAGCTGATGGATCGGATTAATGAACTAAATAGGGATTTGGGCGGTCTGTCTTTTGGTCAGGACGCTGATGGCAACTGGGGATACAAGATCGGAGGTGCAGATACAGTAGTCCCTTTTAAGGGTGAGCTGGACTTCGATTACGAACACAATGTTTCGATTCCGTATGTTGTAGCTGCTGGAAACCCGAACGTTTTACATTATTATACAATGACCGAGGAAGATGCAGCGTACTCTTATCTTGCACTATTCGCGGTTACGGCTGGT